ATGATTGTGGGCTATAACTTAACTTTCTGTTTTCTGTTTTAGCTGCATCAAATATTTTAGCAGCGTTTGCCTCAGCAAGCATATATGGGGCAGACCCAGGTGCAGCGGTACGCATAGTCTGTCTATGACTGTCGAGAGACTTGTTATCAGCCTCAGTGCTTAACTGTGTGCCTCTATTAAATGCGTTTTTCTGGGCATCTAACGATGCTATGGAAAATTGTGAGTCTATCTCGGATTTTACTAATGCCAATCTACGTTTACTATAACCTTTGTTTTCTAGGTTTTTTAAATAGTCGGCCTTGTGTGCTGCCATACTATTCTTAGCGTCACCAAAGGTTGTGCTTTGGTCTTCCATATTTTTTTGCATTGCAGATTCTTTTGCGGCCTCTGACTCCTCTTGCAATATGCGCCTATCTTCGCGTTTCCTCTCTTGTTCAGCTAATTTGTAAGCTACATCTCCAAGCTGCTCGCCAAACGCAGCAGTTGCTTTTCCTGGGGCTTCAAATGCAGCCGAGTTTGCGCGTGGCCCTAACCCGCCTGCCGCTACACCTACTTTCTGTTGATATACTGGAATTTTTGGCATTGCTTACTTTACCCCATACCGAATGTTGCGGCTTTTTCTGCGCCAGATAATAGTGATTGATATGACGCAACTTTTAATGCTGTAGACCGTGCGCGTCCCTCAGCCCGTGTGATTGCTGCCTCTGATGCTTTAGCTGTTTGTTCTATGTCGGCAGCATACTGTATATTCAATGCGTCCATCTCTGTGTTAAAATATGAATCAGCCATAGCTTGTAATGCGCTACCTGACATCTGTACGCCTGACGCAGCCGTGGCAACCTTTTGTGTAGCAACTGTTCTGTCAGACCCTTGACGCATCCTTGCTTCTTCATCAATCTTACGTCTTTGAAGTAATACCGCCTCGTTTTCTGCAACCTGTGCGTTAAACTCAGCAGTTTGTCTGGCTGCCTTTGCAGCAGCTTGGTTCCCTTTGTAACCAAGAAGCGCATCAATCATTACAACACCCTTGCCATGCGGTAATAGTCACTACCGTCTGGCCCAAACTTGTACATAATACCTTCATCTTCAAATCCCATCCATCTAGCAAACCTAATCGCCTCTGGGTCGCCCATGTGAATACTAGCTTGCACACGATGTAAACTCGTTGTCGCCAGTATACTACTAAACAGTGTCTTAGCATACCTAGCTAGTGACAGCTTCCATTTCGGCGCATGTTTAGACAAAACAACCCAGCCTTCGCCAACACCAGCCCACATCTCATGTATGCCACCAACAGCAACAACGTCCTTGTCGCCCATGATTGCATAGCCAATCACTTGCTGCCCGTTGTCAAACGCAGCCCTCATGCTTTCTGGGAAGTCAAAGTCAGTCTCAATGCTGTTAATAAGACTAGAGTTAAATGGCACAATCCTAAGCATCGAAAGTGTTTGACCTCCGCATGATTGCCAGCACTGTCATAGGTAATGGCTGCGATTGCCTTACTACAACCCGTGCATCAGTCTCGTATCCAGATGGAAAATATATTTCTTTATCTCCCGTGAACAACGGCACTGCTTTATTCATAGCCATGCTACTGTCGCGGAACGGCAATCTGTCCAGGTTGTCTGTATCTGGCCCTAGTTCCGCACCGACTGTGTTAAAGAACCGTGCTGTCACGCCATGAATACGCTTTATCTTACCTTGCGCAACACCATCATCAGCGCCAGCTTCTAGCCTTAGTGTCTCTACTGTTGAGGAGTATGAATACCCTACATGCACCTTTGATGCGGTGCGGTCTAAAGTAATTGCGCCACCAGACACTGTTCTGTCTGGGTGGGTTGCACCATCAGCCAGAATAGACACAACTTCACCCTCTAGGTGGTTCAAGCCTGTAATGGTGCTGGTAGCTGTGCTGTCGTAGGTAAGGCCACTATCTACAAAAAACGCATCAGCTACATCATCGCCAAACTCAATAGTCTTGATAAACTCAATATGGCGTACTGTGCTACCATCAATGGTACGTTTGACAGATACATAAACCTGGTCTTCTGCACCTGATGGAATAGCGGTAATACTCTCAACAATTCCGCTGCCGCCGATAGCGTGGTCATGCCAGCCTACAGCAGCATTTGCACGGTCATAGGTAAGACCAACTAGACGCCCGTCACTATGCACAAACCATAAGATTAACTCTGGTTCCTGTTGCCATACCATATCAGTAAGACCGCCGCGTGGTATGTGGTCTGCTAGGATTGTCAAATCTATTCCCAGCAATCCATCAGTGTCTAAGTTAAATGTAATCTCTTTAACTTTCTCTTGGCCCTTCTGGATAAGAATAGTGCTGTTACCAGCGCGAACTGGTCTAATGTCAGATGTGCCAAATGTTGTTTCACGCAGCACGTTTACGTTTGTAGGTGTAACTGGCTGGGAACCTGTACCGCCTGACAGTGTAAATTCCGCGCCTGTTGTCAGAACTTGCAAAAATCTAGCTGGCAACAAATGCCTAATAACATTAACTCTATCAGACGCAATCGTAAGGTTTACCGCGTCCGAGTCTAGCGTACCTGGTGTCTGATTCTCAAAGTCTGCCGATACACTGCCAAATATCGTCTGTGGCTGGCCTGTAGTGCCAGCAAAGTATAATCGTTGCTCATAGAAGCCCACAGCCCGTGGGAAGCCCTGGTCGCCGTTAAATGCACCCAATGACCACAGTTTAGTCGCGTTACTAGAACCAACAGCATGTTCTGGCAAAGTCGATATACCAATAGCGTTAGTTTTTACTGTAGCTGTAACTACTGTTGCGCTTGTAAATCCTGTGATTACAACATAACCATTATTGTCATGCTGGTATGTCCATGTTAAAGCGCCGTACACCTCACTGCCCTCAAGATGAACCGGAGGCGTATTTCCAGAGGTTTGTGTGCTGCCAGTGGTGTGTTTGTAAACATGCCCGTTAAAACGAACCTTAACATTGTTAGCGTAGCTTTTTGACGCTTCCCATTCATCGTAGTGGACTTCTAACACTTCTCTAAAACGTATGTACCTACCCACATCTGCGCTAGTAAACACACTTGCCGAGGCTGTTACTGTTATTCCAGAGCCTGTTTGTGCTGAAGCGTACAAAGTTGTAGTGGTGTCATTCTCATCAAGGTATGGCCCATCAACAAAATCAATGTCAGCTATTGTAAAGCTGGTTGCTGTCGTTCTTGTCAGCTTTGCTGGCTCATGGCTTTTGTGTGCCAGGTAAACAACATCAGCAGATTGCGTATAATTTAATTCAAATACCTCTGTGGCGCTGTAAGTCGTAGTAACCTCTACAATCTTACCAGCAGTGCCACCGCTGGTGTAAGTAGTAAAGCCAGTGCTATCTACGCCCGATAATGCAAATGTATTGGTAGCAGTGCTGGCTACAGTAAACTCTCGGTTATTTAATTCAGTCATACCAGCGACAGACTTAATAAACACCCTGTCTCCATTGGAAAATCCGTGACCGTTAGATGTTACAACCGCTGGGTTGGCCTTAGTGATTGCTGTAATTGTTTTTGTGGCCTCAGTAAGTAAACCGCCATCTTTGTAGAAGCGAATGTAGTTTGCACCCATTTCTAGGACATACGCTTGCTCATCACTGAACTCAAAGTTCATCAGGCGAACCTTGCCACCGTCCTTAGAACGCCCAGCAAAGAATGTGCCTGGTCTGCGCGTTACACCGCCAGATGGGTACACCAACATATTGTTTAGCGTTTGCGCAGCCTCGTTATATTTCTGTAAGTCAATACGGCCTTCTAGCTTTGGTGATATTTCACCAGCGCGGAAGTTTGTGACAATGCTGGATACACGGGCCATGTTACAACCTAAAGTTAGTAAAGGTGTCTGCGATTGGCTGTTCTGGGTATCCTTCCATAGCGTCTATTGATTTGGCCTCTCGTAATCTTTGTTCGTACAATCCCTGCATACCCTGCGCCAGAGTAGAACTGCCTGTAACGCCGTAAGCAATTTCAGCAGCCAGCCTGTGCGCTATGGTAGATGTCAGCAAAGAATCATACTGTTCAGTATCAGTCTCGCGGCCTATGTATATAATATTGCAGACATTCTCGTTAGACAGAATCTTGCGGCCCTCAATCTTATACATGACATTACTGTCATAAGCCGCAATCTCGTTATCCACACTGGTATCCCAAAACGACAACAACCGCAAACAGTACGGGTCTGTCGGTAAAGTATACTGAAAGTTAAAACCAAATGCCGGAGTGTCAGTGTCTTGTGGTAATGACTTTCTAGTAACAGCCACGTTCCAAGGATGTGCGCGTAGCACGGAATCGCGGATTAACTCAAAGTTTCTGTTACAAAGCCTGGCTTCTTTAGAGTTTTCTGTTAGGGCTGTAATAGTAGCAGCGCCTAGCAAGTCTAGTGATTGGTTACATATATCAACAACTGATGGCATGGTTTACTAGCCTTTCAACTCTAATCAGTACGCCCTTGCTTAAATTCTTCTCGCCGCCCATAACAGGGCCACGTTTCCTATATGCTTCTCTTGCTATAATCTTTAACTTATCTGTTGGTAACAATACCACAGTTTCATCATCAAGTATAAACGCCCAATGTGTTGCTTGTGTTGTAGCTATGCCACTTGGCTTGTTTCTACAAAAAAACTCCACAAACACATTTCCCGTCCGTGAAGCTACAAAATCCCTTTTTACCTCTATAGTGTTTCCACTGAGTATGCCGCCCAGCCATTGTTCAGCTATCTGACCTACTTCTAAATCCCAGCGGAAGTCTCCGCACGGCTTCATCATATCCCCTCCAAAGATGTATGGGAGGCGGCAGAACCGCCCCCCACATTGTTTAGTTTACAACGTATTGAATGACGAAAGCCATGTCACCGCCAGTTCCACCTGTCGCTGCGAATGTTGCAGCGATGTAGTAGAACCCGCCTGGGTCAGAACTATCACCAGCCATTGTGTACATCTTCTGGCCTGTAGTGTTTAGGTCAGCGGCCTCATAACGAAGCTCTGCTAATGCTGCGCCATCGGCAACGGCAGTAGCAAAGAAGTCCTCGTCCTTAACAGCGCCAGCATCTGTGTAGATACCAACATTGTATGTGCAGCTTCCACCTAAAGCATCTGAGCCTACTTGCAAAGATACAATGGATGCGTTGCTTGGAATCGGTGCAAGCATAACAATATCATCGTCAGTGCTATCACCAGCAGCCAAGGCTACGTTTCCTTGAGCCACACGGATTACGCCGTGTAGTTCTTGGGCATCGTTAGCGACTTGAGGGGATGCCTCAAGATTCGCTACTAAGTCTGAGTTTTTAGTAGTCATCTTTTAGCTCCTAGTCAGGGGTTTCGTCACAGAAGATTTGGCAAACCTTGTTTTCTTCCATGCGCACCGCACCGATGCTCATGCAATAGTAAACCTGGGTTGCGTAACCTTTATCTGCACGCTCATCAATACGGGCAGAAATGTCTTTGCCCATACCTAATGTAAGACCATCTTCAGCCCACACAAAGCATGTGCGAACGTCTGTGGCAGAAACAGCCAAACGGTTCGACATGATAAAGCGGAAGCCCATGAATGTGTCCACATCGCCAGATACCAACGCCTTAACGGTGTTGAAGTCTGATGAAGTCACTTGAGTTGTTCCAAGCAAATCTTCAATCTGCTTTGGGCCAACTGCAATGTAACGTGGGATAGAAGGGTCAACGTCTGCGAGGTCTAACTTACGCTTTGCTTCAGTTAGCTTTGCAACGGTCAATCCATCGTTTGATGATGCTGAACCAACAGAGTTGGCTGTTGCATCTAGGGATGCTGAACCACTACCAGTTTCGCCTGTTGAGGCTGTGCCTGTTGCAGCGGCAATGATGACATCATCCATCGCACGACCCATAGCAGCCGCAGCAGCTTGGGCATATGATGAAGTCGGGTCAACAAGCATACGAACCTTGTCTTGGTCGTCAATAAGGTCTGCATACTCATAGTCAGCAAGGCTCAAACGTCTACGCCCGTGTGGGGTATCAATCTGAGGAGTGTCGGCATTTCTTGATGTACGAAGCTGCGCTGTCGCTACACCAATTTGGTCGATAAAGGCATTTTTGCCAATAACATTCTCAATACGCACCGCATCACGAAGACGAGAACCCATCTGCTGTGATAGCATCTGCACGTTCGCAGAATATTGTTGTACAAAGCCCGTGGTGATTTGTGATGACATATCATGTCTCCATTGTTTTCACAGGTTTAAGTTACATTAATTGCGATGCGCTACCCTTACGGACACTTCTAGGTTTTTTAGCTACCATTAAGCTATCGTCTTTCCGATTGTCTTTAGGACGGAACTCTCCGCTACCCTGCATGACCACCTCCCAATATTTGTCAAAGAGGAGGTCAGGATTCACTATGTCTCTCTGCGTACCAAACTCTAACGCAGTTCTTAAAACTTCAAGCCTTAATGAACGATAATCTAACTCATCCATGTATCTGGCTCATTAAATCAGAAACCCTTTTTACAGCTTGCTCACGGGCTATAGGGTTCTTCCTATCCCAATAAGCATGGCTCCTGTCATTCAAAATCGCGTCAACCTCTGCCTGGGCAGAAGCTGGTGTCATTATACCCGACTGTGACATTTCTGCAACAGTATCTTCACTTGTAACACTTTGTCGGAAATCAGCAATTTTTGCAAAGGCTTTTATAAACTCGGGGTTATCGCCTAACTTTGAACCATCATCTAAAGTAAGGTTAAACATTTCTGGGTTAGCAAACTCTTGCGCAACACTAGAAGCCGCCTGTACTTTTTGTTCATAAGCACGGCCCCACTCTTGCTTTAATACTGACTCAGTGTTTTCACGGGCAACCTCGACTTGTTCCATTGTAGCTGCGCCTGATTGTTCTACAGTGCTTCTGTAGTAATCAAGAACACCCTTGGCTTGGTCGGGCGTAAGACGCAACTTATGCGCAATATCCGCGTAATTAGACGCAACTTCCTCTGTAATTATGTTCCCATCAACAGGAA